GTAACTGCCGGCATTGGGTCGGGTCAAGTCGGGTCGGGTCGGGCTATTCCAGGACAGTGAGCTGTTGCCAGCCCCCAGTAGTACAGGTGCGATCTAACCTGGGCTCGAGTCTCGAGCGAACGCCTGAATAAAAAACTCCGGGCTTTCTAGAATTTCAGCCATTAAAAAACTTTGTTGAATAGCAATAAAAGTATTGCACTATCATTTCCCATGTATTAATGTACTTAGTACATTAACAGTCAACAACCTAGGAAGGTCATTATGAAACGAATTTTTGACGCGGTTTTAGAACGAACTGACACGCCAGTGTCTTATGACTCTGTCACACGTGGCGGAGATTGGGAATGCGGAATAGTAGATCGTGCGGCAGTACTGGCTAAAAGTATCAATACGGACCAGAGAAAATTAGAAAAACTAAAGGCGCTTTTGCGTAGTTTTAGCGACGAGATAGGAGAGGGAGACCTTCCTGGCAACGAGTACAATGCGCTTGTTACTCCGGCAAAAAAACCAACAACTTATTTAAACCGGGACCAAGTAGACAAGGTGCTAACAAAACTCCACAATGACGGCAAGTTGTCGCGGTATATGCTCAATTCATGTTATGAGAGTAAGACTCCCGCGCATAAAGTCACGTTTGCTAAAAAATAGCATCAACCATGGGACGCTCAAATTTGAGCGTCCCTATTCTTTAGAAGGTAAGAAAATGACATATTCAGAAGCCACAAAAATTATTGGCAACCAACCAAGGTGGGCGCTTAAAAATATGATTAAAGCTTTAAGCTTACATTCTTGGTTGAACACCGACGAAGACAACGAACGGCTGGCAGCCGCTAAAATTGTTATCAATGGGAGATAGCACAATGACAACAACAACACGCGGAAACTTGGCATTGTTCACTTGGATATTATCGCTGGGTTTGGTAATTGGGTTTGTATATTGGGAACTAATGAACGGACTATCGCTGGAACAATGGGTAATCATGAATGTAGCAACGGTAATCTTTGTGGCCTCGCTCATTTTTTATTTCCATGGAAGGCGTAGCCACTAAATATTAAAACGATTCGGGAATGTGGCGGGCATCGCCCGCCATTTTCTTATGCGCGTTCGGGGTTAGGTACTTAGAACCTGAGTCGATTAACCTGGAGCGATCTACGATTTTCGGTTTACGTCGGGCGCCCACCTCTCTGGAGAAAGCCGGCTGGAAGATGAGTATTGAACAAATAACCATGGACAGTTGTCATTTGACCGGGTCCCTTCCTCCTTGCAATTGGTATCCACAGGCGTGGTATATTGGACAGGGTATACAAGACAGATGCTGAGGTGGAAATGTGAGAAACGCTCCTGACGAAATAATTCGTGAGATACTGGCTCTTGAGGAAGCGCATAAGACGCATTCCATACGAGAGAGAGCGCGAGACGACTTCATGGTTTTCGTCAAGCATGTGTACGAGGGGTTTATTGAGGGGGCGCATCACAGGAAGGTAGCGACTCAATACGAGAAGTTAGCTATGAACCCCGGTTCACGGGTTATCATCAACATGCCGCCTCGTCATACCAAGTCGGAATTTGCGAGTTACATGCTCCCTGCGTGGTTAATAGGGAAGAATCCGAAGTTGAAGATTATCCAGACGACGCATACGGCGGAATTGGCGCTGAGGTTTGGCCGTAAGGTGAGGAACCTTATGGACATGAAGGAGTACAGAGAGGTGTTTCCTGATGTGGAGCTCAGTGTGGATTCCAAGGCGGCGGGGCGATGGGAAACGGGCGACGGCGGTGAGTACTATGCGGCTGGTGTGGGGGGTGCGATTACGGGTCGCGGTGCGGATCTTCTTATTATAGACGACCCACATTCGGAGCAGGATGCCCTTTCGGAGACGGCGCTCGAACACGCTTACGAGTGGTACACTTCTGGGCCCCGTCAGCGTCTACAACCGGGTGGGTCTATTGTAATAGTAATGACGCGGTGGTCCTTGAAGGATCTTACGGGAAAGTTAATCAAGGCCCAGGGGTCGGATGTCATGGCCGACCAGTGGGATATTGTAGAGTTCCCCGCCATACTGCCAAGCGGTAATCTGCTATGGCCGGAGTTTTGGAAGAAGGACGAGTTGCTACGGGTCAAGGCTTCGCTTTCGCTTAGTAAGTGGAATGCCCAGTGGCAGCAGAATCCTACAGCTGAGGAAGGGGCCATTATCAAGAAGGAGTGGTGGAACAAGTGGGAAAAGGACACCACCCCGATTGTGAGTTATCTTATGCAGAGTTACGACACGGCGTTCTCGAAGAAGGAGACTGCGGATTACTCGGCAATTACCACCTGGGGGGTATTCCGCCCGGAGGAGGGAGGAGCGGATAACATTATTTTGATGGATGCGCAGCGCGGACGGTGGGACTTTCCTGAGCTAAAGGCGAAAGCGTTGAAGGAGTACAAGTACTGGGAGCCGGACATGGTACTCATTGAGGCGAAGGCCACGGGTACACCGCTCACGGACGAGTTACGGACGATGGGGATTCCTGTAGTGAATTACACGCCGAGCAAGGGGAAGGACAAGCACACCAGGATGCACATGGTCGCACCGATATTCGAGTCCGGGAAAGTGTGGGCTCCAGAGAAAAAGTTTTCGGAGGAAGTGATTGACGAGTGTGCGGCGTTTCCCAACGGTGACTATGACGATTACTGCGATTCGATGTCCATGGCACTTATTAGATACCGTAAGGGAGGGTTTGTTCGACTTGACAGCGACGAGGAAGATGACGAACCTGTGCCTTCTCCCACACTACGAACATACTATTAGGAGTGATACATGGTTGCATGGATCCAACATAGAGTGGCCGAACCTTCTACCTGGGCCGCGATAGGCGCAGGAGTAGTGGGTATCGGCGTAATTACTACCGAACCGATAGCAATTATGGCTGGTATAGTGATAGCAGCAGTTGGTTTGATTCTACGGGAGAAAGGCGGCTCCTGATGGAGACTGCTTTTTTTCTCACCATTATATCAGTGTGTCCATTCTCTTTGGGCAATTGTTATTCTGAAGAGAATTGGACACACTATATATCGGTCCAATATAATAATGGGGATATTCGTCATAACCACCATCCAGAGTACGAGTAGGATGGAATCGGAACTTTCGTTTATTAGGGAGTACTGGCATCAAGTTATGGGGCTTTTAGCTTTGGTTGTAGTTGCAGTGAAGCTCTCTTCCAGTGTAAAAGAACTAAGGAAAGATGTGGACGATATTATCTCGAGGAATACGTTTGTGGAAACCACGAAGCTAAGGGCGCAAGTGGACATGCACGAGAAACAGATTAGCGCGATATGGCAGTATACCAACAAGTTGCGGGACATGTTTAACGGGAGTTCCAAGTAATGGCCATAGCCGCCCTTCTACCGAGTCTTTTACCAGTAGTAGGGGATGTATTGGATCGGTTTTTCCCGAACAAGGAAGAGAAAGAACGGGCAGCGAGAGAGATTGAGGCGAAACTGGCCGAGCATTTGGCCAAGATCGACCTGGCGCAGCTAGAGGTGAACAAGCAGGAAGCCGCTCATAGAAGTCTATTCATAGCCGGTTGGCGTCCCTTTGTTGGATGGACTTGCGGGTTGGCCCTTTTCTATACCTACGTGGCACAGCCTATGGCCATGTTTGTAATGGCACAGACGGGGGATCTCGTGCAGTTGCCACATCTTGATTTAAGTACCATGATGCCCGTGCTATTAGGCATGTTAGGATTAGGTGGACTCCGCACCTACGAGAAATTCAAAGGAGTGACTAAATAATGGCCAATGGTCGTTCAGCAATGGTTGATAGTGCGATCCCCGCGCAAGGGATGCCTCTAGGTGGCGTGACGGAAGAAGAGATCGAAGTTGAGCAAATCGAAGATCCGACAGAGATGCTGGAACAGGAAGATGGTTCCGTAGTCGTCAACTTTGAGGACATGCTCCAGGAAGAACTTCAGGCCGATGCGGACGCAAACCTGGCTGAGGTTCTGGATGAGCGGGTGCTTATGTCGATTGCCAGTGAACTGGTAGGATATTATGAGGATGACCGTTCCAGCAGACAGGATTGGGAAAATACGTATAGCGAGGGATTGGACTTACTAGGTATCAAGTATGAGCAGCGGGAAGAACCGTTCCGGGGTTCCAGTGGTGTTACTCACCCTCTGATAGCCGAGGCTGTAACTCAGTTCCAGGCACAAGCCTATAAGGAACTTCTTCCCAGTAGCGGTCCAGTTCGCACACAGATTCTAGGGTCGAGTACTCCTGAGACAGAGATGCAAGCACAGCGTGTCAAGGAGTTCATGAACTATGAGATTCTGCACGTCATGGAAGAGTACGACCCGGAAATGGATCGGCTGCTATTTTATCTTCCATTAGCGGGAAGTGCGTTCAAGAAGGTATACTTCGATGACATTCTGGACCGTGCCGTTGCCCGGTTTGTACCAGCGGACGATTTACTTGTCCCCTATAACGCTACCGATTTGGCCTCTGCTACCAGGGTAACGCACATCATCCGTATGGATGAGAACGATATCCGCAAGTTCCAGGCGGGTGGTTTCTACCGGGATATTTCGCTCAAGCCTTATGAGCAAGATGACGAGCTCCGGGAAAAGGAAAGGCAGCTCTCAGGGATTGAGAAGACTACCGATACGCAGGACTGCACATTGTTGGAGGTTCACACCGACCTGGATTTAGCTGGTTTCGAGCACCGTAGCCCACTGGACGGCGAACCAACAGGTATCAAGCTCCCGTACATAGTAACTATTGACGAAGGAAGTTCCAAGGTTCTGGCCATTCGACGCAACTGGAAAGAAGGCGACGAGTTCTACCGGAAGATTCCGTACTTCACCCATTACAAGTTTTTGCCTGGACTAGGCTTCTATGGCCTGGGTCTACTCCACATGATTGGTGGACTTGGGCGTTCTGCGACTTCCATTCTTAGACAATTGATTGATGCTGGTACATTGGCGAATCTTCCCGCTGGTTTTAAGGCTCGTGGTATTCGCATTCGTGATGCTGACGAACCTCTTTCTCCTGGCGAGTTTCGTGATATTGATGTTCCCGGCGGTGCTTTAAAAGAAAGCATTCTTCCTCTCCCGTATAAGGAACCGAGTCAGACGCTTTACGCTCTTCTTGGATTTGTCGTGGATGCCGGAAGGCGTTTCGCAGCAATAGCGGACTTGCAGGTTGGTGATGGCAACCAGCAAGCTGCCGTAGGGACGACTGTCGCTCTTCTTGAGCGGGGGTCGAAGGTAATGTCAGCCATACACAAGCGGCTACACTATGCACAGAAAATTGAATTTAGGATGCTGGCCAGGGTGTTCGCTGAATCATTACCTCCTATGTACCCCTACAGTGTATGGGGTGCCGAATCCCTTATTAAACAGGCAGACTTCGATGAACGTGTCGATATTATACCAGTTTCCGACCCGAACATCTTCTCCATGTCGCAAAGGCTCGCGCTGGCTCAGACGCAACTCCAGTTAGCCCAGACCAATCCACAAATGCACAATTTGTATGAGGCGTACCGTCGCATTTACCAAGCGATTGGGGTGCAGAACATTGAGGGGATTTTACCAACGCCAAAGCCGCCACAGCCCACGGATCCGGCTATAGAGAATGCTAAGTCCATTATTCAGGAATTGCTTCAGGCGTTCCCGACACAGGATCATGACGCTCATATTGCGGCACATATGATGTTTATGAAGACGCCGATTCCAGCGTCTACGCCGGCTATATTCGCTCTCCTTCAGGCCCATATCTGCGAGCACATAGCATTCAAGGCCAGAGGAGTAGTATCGGCGGAAATGATGGTTGGGGAGCAACAAGCACAACAGATGGGGCAACAATCACAACAAATAGATGTGGAAGCTAGGGTGGCCCAACTTATTGCAACATATACGGAAGAGATTATGACGGCACTGCTACCGCCTGGTGAAGGTCAGGTTGATCCGTTAGTGCAATTACGCGACAAGGAACTGAACATCAAGGTCGCGGATATGGAGAGGAAAGCAAATGAGTTTGCATCCAAGCAAGCTTTTGAGGAACGGCGAGAAGGGGAACGTCAGGATATCACCCGTGAGAAGATCGAGTCACAGGAGGATATCGCGTTACTCAGGGCCGATGTAAATATGGAACGCATCGAGAAGATGGGTGCCGGGGGAAGAGGAGAATAAGATGGCTGATAAATGGATTCAGAAAGCGACTGACCGCATGAAAGAAAAGGGAACCGTGGGTTCCTTTAGCGCGGCAGCGAAACGGGCGGATAAGTCCACGGGAGCGTATGCCAGGGAAGTATTGGCGAACCCCGATGATTTCTCTGATACCACCCGTAGACGGGCGCAGTTCGCTGAGAACGTGAGCGGCTTCGCGGAAGGTGGTGCCATAGACGTGACCCATGGGACAGAAGATGTGCCTGTAGAATGGGGACGCACGGAGATGGATTGGAAAAGCCATAAGCTTATCCGTGGAACGCAAGCCCAGGTCCGTGGTCGGTACTACAACGACAATGACGGAGAAGGCACGTTTTAATGTTTCACGTGAAACATTCGGAGTAAAGTTATGAAACGAAACCTGGCTTCACAAATGGCGGAACAGATGGATATCTCCAAGAAGGAAGCTGGAGGATTGATGGCCCAAGCTAAGAAGGCCAACGATTTAGAAGGATTCCAAACTGGAGGACTTCACCCAGGAACTGGTGGTTTTGAACCAAGGAAGTACTTTGGTGCCGGTTATTTGAAACGTAACGATGGCGGTATCGCCAAGAAAACGAAGGTGTACTAATGCCTAGCAGAGCAACGATTGATTCCATAAACAAGCTGGTTCGGAATCCCAGAGCTACCCTTTCTTCCCGTGATGATTTACGGGTAGCTAATTTCATGGCGCGAAACGCTCCCCCTCCCATGCCTACGGAAGATGTAGTTCTGAACGAGTACGTTCAGATGAATGATGGCGGTATCGCCAAGAAAACGAAGGTGTACTAATGCCCGAAGGTGTAAAATATAATAAACGGGCTGACGCGAATGCGTATGCCTCAGAAGTTGGCGGTCATGTAATCGAACATGATACAAATGAGGATGGGACCCCCGATACCTGGACAGTTGTTGTAGAAGGAGCCACCAAGGGAGTGGATTTAAAAGACTTGGAGGAGGGGACCCCTGAGTACAAACAACAGGAGGAATACCTAAAAGATGTGGAAGCTGCTGGTAAACCGCCAGAAAAAGGAAACAGGGGCGGCGTTTTTGTTGATGAACTGGGCTACAGGCACGGTGGAATGACCCATCCGAAGCGCGGTCCAATCAAGTATGCCGCTGGGGGTGCCGTTCGAGGGAAACGCTTCGTGGGTACGTTTTAATTGGCAGACCCGACTACTTTCGCATATGCAGTTTTGAAAGCTATCCAGGATCGTATTAAGTTAACGGAAGAAGCTATCCTGCAAGGAAATCCAAAGAGCATGG